AACAACATATGAGGCGGGATGATAGTTAGTCTTCTTTGTGTGCTGGGTCATATGTAAGGTAATACAGGTGAGACCTAGCGTATTGAAAGACAGTTCTTATGCACGTTTCTGCTTTCTTTTTTTCTGCTAAAGCTTTTTGGTAAGACTCTTTGTTTTGATAGTCTTCTTCTTTTCCAATTGGATAGTCTCTTAAAAGATATTCAACATCGCACACAGCTCGAAACATTGTGTGTATGTTGTTTTCTATGAAGTCTACTTCTTCTTCACTCTTAGAGTCAAGGTTTGGGAATGTTAGTGCTTCGGTATACATGATAGTTATAGTTAGCTTTTGCAACCTTGAGTGTATTCGACCTCTATGTGCATGCCGTAATACTTGTCGATAAGCTTGATTGGATTCTTTGACCACATCTCTATGCTGAAGTTTTTAGTCTCGTTTAGGTTTAAGTCATCGACTACAGCTTCTACTGCGTCACCGATAGATGCGAAGTGACCTATTGTCTTTTTATCAGACATATGTTCAATGTCACGTTGATACAAGTTGATTGAGATGGATTGCATATTCATACAACCAACTAGATAACACTAGGTGGATGATAGTAGGGTGGGTTAGTAGCCCGCACCTAGCCAACACTTAGCTCCGCTTACGAGGTAGTCAGGGATGGGCTGAGTGTTGTAAGAGTAGGTGTTGTGTAGTGTGGCTGTGTGTGTAGCTATGAGTGTGGCTATGAGTGTGACTATGAGTGAAACCAAAAAACACCAGCAAAAAGAAGAACACAAGAACCCACGCAAAGTCCCACCAGTAGCTAACTAAAAGCTCTCTAAAAGCTACGAATACCGCAGAAAACATTTAGTTTTGCTGGCGGGCTGGCGCTGCGAGGACCAGAGGGTGTGCTTGTAGTTTTGCGGGGGGTATACGGGGGGAGTCGGGCTCAGAGCGTGTAACGCTACCCCCTCAGATTTTTGTGTTAAAACCACAGTTAGCTTCACTTTAGTGTTGCCCTCCTAGCCTACCTATGAACAACCAATGAAAACACGCAAGCTAGGAGAGCTTTACACAACACACACAACGAAATTAGGGGTTTGGACCGTAAGGTCAACGGGAAAGTTTCTTTTTTATACGCTTGACAAGGTGTTCCTGAGGGTGTACTTAGAGTGTGGCTGTGAGTGGTTAAGCGTGCCTTATAAGCGCATAACCCACTAAGAATTCACATTCCACATCAGTCATAGGTTATGAGTGTTGTTATAAGCCTTTTAAGGCAGCTTAGAGGTTAACTCTAAGTGTACCTTTAGGCTCCTCCATATATACCACCTCTAATCTGATAACAAACCCCATACCTTAACCACCGCAGGAACAGCTAAAGCCTCGACGGCCATAACAATCTGTTCTTCAGTCTTTACGGGCATGTTGTAATTGGCCCCTGAGAGGTCTAGAGCACAGTGGATAATCTCGTGAACTAGGGTTGACCTAAAGAGTTCTTTAGTCTTTAGGACCTCTCTTCCTATGTTGATACAACGGTGTGTTGAGTCGTATTCGGCTAACCTTTCGTCCCCAAACTCCTCAACGATGTTGATGGGAATGTCTTGTCCTGCAATGTTGATTACATCCATTTGGGGTTGTTGGTGTTAAAGTTACCAAGGAACCGCTCTAGTTCCTCCTTTAGGAGGTCCTCCTTGCGGTCCACGATGCGTTTGTCTACGTCTTGAGCCATTTGCTCTGTCCAGTAGGCTACGGCCATACTAAGGGCGTCTAGGCGGTCATCGTGGGTAATTGCACCTCGTTGCCTTGTGAGTCTTGAAAGTTGGTAGATGAGTTGGTATTTGAGCTGGGAGTCGTTAGGATACCGCTGTGCGCTCTCGTAGTCATCTTGGATTACCTTAGGGTCAACCACGAGCCTGTGCTGGTTCATTACTGGCTCTAGGGTGTCTATGATTCTTCGTTCCTTTTGGATGTTGTGTCTGACCTCTTCGATGGTGCAGGGGTGGACTTTAGTGAGCACTGGTTTGAATAACTCAACAAACATACCATCCCCGAAGTTACTCTCGACCACGATGGCGTTTACCTTGTGTTGTTTGGCCTTCATGGCGAGGGCCTTCATTGTTTTGTCGTCGTAGCCTCCCTGTAGTCCACCTCCGTCAGTAACGAAGAGATAGCCGTTGAGCATCTTAACGATACTGAAGGCTGTCTCGTCTCGTCCTCGCCCGGAGGGGTCAATGGACATCACAGAGCCTGTGTAGGGGATGTAGTCTCCTATGGTTTCCATCGGGCGGTAGAAACGGTCCCCTGAGAGGCCCACGTTTGGCACTGAGGAGTCCCACTCTAGTTTTGGGTCTCTGGCCCACACAAGCTTCTCAGGAGCCATCTCAGGGTCAATGGACATCACTATGAGGTCACTGGTCTTGAGAGGGTATCTGTCTAGGTCGCTTAGCCGGGTATCCAGCATAAACTGCATGGAGAACCCTGTGCGTCCGTAGGAAGCTTCTCGCTCCGCTAGGTCTATATCTGAGAAGCGTAGGGGTTCTGTAGTCTCCCCGGCTTTCTCGTCGTTCACACAGATAGGACTAACGGTCCCATCGTAGGTGCTTTGGTTGACCTTGGTTGTAACATACTTGGCTGGCCAAATCTGTTTACGGTAGCCCCGTTCGGTAAGCTTGTTGTAGATTGTGTCTTCACACTGTGGGGTTCCCAGAAAGAGGACCCTAGAGTCAGCGTCTGGTTTGATGATGGCGTCGAACTCCTTGACCTGTTCGCCGAGCTTGTCGCGCATTCCTTGTGTGGCGCTGTTGCCTACAACCTCAATATCGTCAGCAACAATGATGTCAGCTCGTGAGCCTGTCAGTTGAGACGTGACTCCCAAGGATTTGACGGAGGGGGCGTGGGAGGCGGGGGCTGGTCCGACATCGAAGGAGATTTTTGAAAATCGCTGTTTGTCTGTGGGTCGGAGGTGGGCGAGGATGGGTAGTTCATGTATGAGTCTAAGTGTAAAAGTGCTAAAGTCGTCTGCTCTTGTTTTTGAAGCAGAGACGACAAGTATGTTCTTTCTTGGGTTGAGGAGGAGTTGATGGACAACGTATGCAGAGCATATCCAACTCTTACCGACTCCCCTAAAGCCTTCGATAATAGCTCGTCTATCTCCTCGTTGCATGTAATCGGCGATTTCATATTGAATTGGTGTAGGGTCAGGTAGGTTGAGGTGTTTCCATACAACGTATAGAAAGTTCCTAAAGTCTTTTAGTTTGTCAGGGATTACCACGGTTACTTGTTGTTACCTCGATTCTTCTTTTTACTTTGAATCCTGAGGTTACGCGAGCTGTTATTTTTGGGGTTTCGGTCGGCGTGATGAACGTCTTTCCCCTTGAGAGCCTTCTTGCCCTTCTTTTTTACCATGATGGAACGAGCCTTGTTGCGCCCAGCTCTGCGCTTCTTCTGCGTGTCGCTCTTGTGGTAGCCGTCGTATTCCTTGCGGTAGTTTCTAGTTTTACTCATTAGCTGCGAAGGGTAGTAGGTTTACAAGGTTATCCATAGGGTTCTCCTTGGATAGCCCAGCGTGGATTCCGTTGTCTTTTAGAAGCTGCCTAGCTGCGTTAAGGTCACTAGGAGCTGCTTCCCCGGACTCAATCCGCATAATGAACTCGTTGATGAGTAGACTCTGGAGGGACTTTAGCCTCTCCTCTTGGTTGTCTATGTGTTCTTGTTTCTCCATTCTTTTACTATTCTGATTATTAGATAAACTAAACTTAATAAACCAACACAAACACCAACTAAAGCGTTGATGTCAGATAGGGTTAACGTGCTTACAATACCAAAGATACCGACTAAAGCTGGTGTATACGTTGAGTCCATGTCTTATGATAAAGCTGTAATTCCAACACAAGGTCTAACAAAATGAGGTGATTCGGTTCCTGCGCTTGTGTTAACATCAGCTATTACCCTTACTTGATGGAGAGTCGTGTCGTTAGAATCTGAATTGTCTCTACCTCTTAATTCAATTACTTTATTAGAAGCCCAAGTCTGGATTCTTCCATCATTAGTGCTAACCGAACCTCCTGTTCCTGTTATACGAAAAGAATACTTAACATGATACCATCCGGGTCCGTAACCTTGAGCCGGTCCATATATAAAGCTGTATTGATTCGAAACCTCTGTGTTGTCTAAATACAGCTTAAGAGAAGTTACTGGAGTGTCGCCTTGAGCACTAGCTCCAATCCAAAATCTACACTCATACACAACGATTTTAGCACTAGATGGTGGTTTATATGTAATTTGTGAGCCGGAAATGAGAACATCACTAGTAGTTAATGCTTGAGCTGATGTTACATTTTGACTTGTAAAGTTTCGTGACCCTCCCGGTAGAGCGTAAGTTGCTCCATCACAAGGAACGTAGAGGCTTTCAAGAACATTGCTTTCAGTGTTAGCTACTGGTAACACCCCTGTCATTCCTGAGCTGATGTCAATAGCGCCTTTAATTGCTGTTGCGTGTTGAGTTACCGCTGCTTGCGTAACTGAGGCGGTCGGTATTGTAAGTGTCTTACCGCTTAAGTTTAGTGTGCTTGCTAGTTTAGTAGCACCAACAACTCCATCCTTTATTTTGACTGCTTCTACTGAATCTGTAGCTAACTTACTAGCTGTCACTGCGCCGTCCTGTATGTCGCTGTTTGTTGTAATTGCTCGACTTGCGCTTCCCGAAGCGTCTTCACTAGCCTCCTGAGCTGCGAACAACCCCTGCCTGTAGGCTGTGTCTAGGTCAGCCTCTGAGATACGAGAACCAGCCGTGAAGTCTACCAGAGCGTTTGTTGTAGTAGCCCGGTATATCCTAGCTGACGTAATAGTCAGAGAAGGGTATTGAGCAACAACGCTACTGCTTAATGTTATTATTTTAGTTGTCTCATTTATGCTAGCTATAGGCACAGCAGCCCAAAGAGGTCCCGGAGTAAGAACAGCAAACTTGATGTCATCTTTGTTTAGATACTCAAAATCAAAGGGTCCGTAGTTAATTTGAGATGTTCCGTTAGGTGAAGCTGAGCCAGCTACTAAGGTTAAGGGGGTGTATGAATTAGGCATGGTTTTTAAAAGTTAGGTTTATTGGAAGAAGTCTCCAAACTCGCGAACAAGTTGTCTAAAGGCTTCTGATTTATAACGTCTGAAACTGGCGCTTAATGCTTTAGTTCTTGGGTGGTTTTTGTCGCTGTTTTCTGCGGTAACAGGAGGAAGATTTTGATAAGAATTTGAGTTAATGATTCTCCTTAAGTCCTGTCTAAGGTTAATATAGGCTCCACCACTCTTTACAGTTCCCATAAGCTCTAAATACCTGTCGTAAGCTGTTTGACCTTTTTCGTTTCTTATTTGAGTTAAGTTGTATTCTTTTCCTCTGTAAGACTTTATTATGTTTGGACGCTGCCTACCTACAGCGTGTTGCTCAAGTTCTAAATCAACTACATCATTTGAGGCCGTCGATTGAAATATAGGGTTTAAAGCTTTAACAACATTTCCTGTGCTTTCCTTACGCTGAATCTCACCTAGAAAGTTTCTTTTAGGCATCAAAGGCTCTCCTCCTCTTAGAGACTCTGGAATCCTCTTTTTGATTTTATCAAGGATGTCCCTAGCCTCAAGAAGCGGAGCGTCCTCTTCAAAGACGTTTTGAGACCAGTTTACGTTACTAGGAACAAGCATAGCACTAGCTACATTACCCGCGATATTACCTATAACTCTGTCAGGTTCTTCTAGTATTTCAATAAGCTCTCCTATGTTCTTAATATACGACTTGTTACTGACGTTTTTAGCCATAGTTGTAGCTACAACACCAAACAAGGTTCTTAGGTAAGGCTCTTGAGCTGAGTATTCTTCTTCAGGGTCTCTAAATTCACTTACTTTTCTTTCTTGCATCGCGTCATCGTGTAGATGAACTGTGTCAGCCATTATACCTAGAATAGTCGCAAAAGGGTCAAGACGTTGGTAGCTATACCAAGTGTCTCCAAACTTAATAGAGTAAGGCTGCTTTCCTGTGTTTCTCCAGACTTCTTTAAGTCCGGGACTTTCAGGTTCTCCACCTGTGATTCGTTCTCTAATTCGCTCGACGTTCATAAACATAGTCCCAGCAGCCATAACACCGAAAGACAGTCTACCGATTGCCTCTGCTTGTTTGATTCCAGCCTCATTTTGAATAATCGAAAGTAGTTCTTCAGCTTGCTGTTTAGCTGCTGGCATATTAGCGTCATCCCCCAGTCTTTGTGCTATGTCGTCAAAGGAAAGACCCTCCAAATCCTTTTTAAAATTTCTAGCCTGAAAAACCTCTTTACCAGCACCGTAAGGAATAGTTCTTCCAAGGGCAAACAAGAGAATGTTTGAAGGAGTTCTAACAAACGGAATAACAAAACCAAGCCAAGGACTCATAGTAGCCATTTTACCTGTAGTCTTGAAGAACTTATTCTGAACTTCGTTAGTAAAAGTGTTTACCAAAGCCCAGTCAGTCCCAGCGTCTACCATTTCCTGTCTAGCCTCTCTGCTTAGAACGTTACTAATAACCCCGTCTTCTAACGTCAGTTTGTTGTTTAAAAAATGGTCGTTGACATATTGGTTAATGAAAGCAGACCTATTCTCAATAACTTCACCTTCTTGAAGTTTTCTATTCAAAGCTAGTTGGGCTTCTTTTCTGACGTTGTCTTCGTTTCGGAATCTTCCATCTTTAGTAATTAACTCGTTAAAGCCGTCATTAATAAACTCTGCTAGTTTATTTGGTGCTTTATGTAGCCCTCTTTTATAGCCTTCCAAAGCAAGAGCTGTCTTAGTTCTAGAGCGGAAAGACATTTGCTTAAAGAACTCATCGCCCGCCATCATAATTCTTGACGGGTGTCTAACAGCAGTTCCAATGACGTTCCACGCGGATTTTAAAGTATTACCCTCTGGGTTATTCACTCTAATCTCCCCTTTAGGAGCATACGAACGGTCGTTTTTATAAGCTGTAAATCCCTCGATTGACCTAGCTTCTTCGTCAATCCCTGATTTCCAAGCGTATCTTAAGGATTCTCCAAAAGATTGAAAGTCAAACATAGCTCTCATGTTAGCCTTTACGAGGTCCATGTTACCCGTAGCAACACCGCCAATCATGCTTTCTATGTGACGCAAGGGAAGAACAAGAGCGCCACCAATTAAGTTAACAGCCCAAGTAGTGGGACTGCTTAATATAGCGTTGTAATACCACTCTTGAGTCACAGCAAGACCTTTTCTTTTGACAAGAATAAACTTAGAAAGAGAGTTGTTAGTTCCTACTTCGTTTTTGAGGCCGTCAATGAAAGCACCCATGTCTACTTCCTTTCCTATGCCTGTATCGGTGCTTGTTCTTTTGAAAAGCTTTTCTAAGTCTTTTATTATCTTTTTTTCGCTATAACCGCGACTGTGTGCTCTTCTTAGTGCTATACCAGCGTTACTAGAGGCTCTTTCAATAGCGACTCCAAGAGGTCTGTATTGGCCTTCAATATCTCTTCCCAAAGAACTTTCTCCGGTTTTGTATAGAGAGTTACGTTGGCGAAGACCTAAAGACAGTTGAGTTCCGAAATCAGCCCAAATCTCTTGAATAGAAGTAAAACGTTCTACCGAGTTAAACAAATCCATAAGAGCTTCCTCTCCGTTCATTGTTCTCTTTCCAGCGCCTTCTAAGTTAGTTTCAATGTAGCCCGCCCCTTTAGGGTCTATAGCTTTCTTTGCGTTTTCTAGACTTTCTTTTATTTGTCTGCTTGCAACCCCGAGAGCCTGATACAAAACTTCAGCTTCAGCTCTTACTCTTTTCAGGTCTTCAGGCGTTTTCCTTAAAGACTCCAGATTAAGAGAATCTCTTTTACCTCCAGCACTTTCAATTCCTAAGCCAATAATTTCCTCTGTTTCTGCGTAAAACTCGGCTGATTTCTTTAAGT